TTCACAATGACGCTATTGAGCGGTTGCACTAATAAGGTAACAACAAAGACGGAATACATTTATCCGCCACAGGCTTTCTTGGTGCCTTGTGTGAAAACTCCATTTATGGGCAACACATACGGTGAAGCAGTAGAGCATCTAATCACTGTGAAAGCTGAGCGAGATATGTGTGCCAGTCAAATAACAAATATCAATAAGTGGATTGAATCTACAAAGATTAATAAGTAGCAATAAGTGAAATGAAAGATCGCTAAATAAAGTGCGGTCTTTTTTATTTTAAAGGCTTGATTTAAAGATTAAAAGGTACTCCTGAGGGGATACCCCTTTCCACGGGGTTTCGGGCGCGCGGTTTTCGACAGTTTTTTGAGATTCTAGGCATCATCATCTTTTTAAGGTTTTTGGATTTTTGGTAGGTTTGGCATGGAGAATTTATTTGATTTAAAACTCAATATAAATCAGATAGCCGAACTGGTCGGAATGCACCGTCAAACCGTATCGCAACGGGTTGCAGGACTAACACCGGCTATTGGTAGTAATTCAAAATTAAAGCTCTATGCGCTATCTGATTTAATCAAAATCGGACTTGCTGAAAAAATGACGGGTGATGTTGATAGTTTGTCGCCCGTTGAGAGAAGAGCATTTTGGCAAGCGGAAAACGAAAAGCTTAAATATGAGCGCGACACTGGAGAGCTAGTTCCTGCTTTTGAAGTTGCTCAAGAGATGAGTTTTTTGGCTAAGGCTGTAGTGCAATCGCTCGATACTTTGCCAGATATTTTAGAGCGAGATTGTGGATTAACTCCGTCACAATTAACCCGTGTAATACAGGTAATTGATGATGTTAAATCGCAAATGTCATCACATGTACAGGCTAGTGATGAAACAGAGGAGTAATAATGTTTGCATCAGCTAAAGATATTAGACGAGATATTGCAAATCTGCTTAAACCTCCACGCCGAATGAAAGTATCCGAGGCTGTCGCAGAGTATATGCGCGTCCCTGTTGGTGGTGGTAACTCTGTTAAATGGGATAAAGACACAGCACCCTACATTATTGAGCCAATGGATTGTTTAAACTCTCGAGAATATGACGCTGTCGTTTTTGTTGGCCCTGCTCGTACAGGTAAAACAGTTGGATTGATTGATGGCTGGATTACTTATGCGATTATTTGCGATCCGTCAGATTTCCTCTTGGTGCAACTTACACAAGAGAAAGCCAGTGAGCATAGTCGTAAACGTTTAGACCGCACTTTTAGATGCTCGCCTGAGATTGCAAAAAGATTAAGCCCTCGTAAAAACGATAATAATGTCCACGATAAATATTTTAGGGCAGGTAATCTATTAAAAATAGGTTGGCCGTCAATTAACGTGTTGTCATCATCTGATTACAAATACGTTGCATTAACTGACTATGACCGATGGCCAGATGATGTGGACGGTGAGGGTGACGGCTTTAGTTTGGCGTCCAAACGTACAACGACATTTATGAGTGCTGGCATGACACTTGTTGAGAGCTCGCCAGGTAAAGATATTGTCGATCTAAAGCATCATCCAAAATCAACACATGAGGCACCGCCAACGACTGGAATTTTGTCTCTATATAACCGTGGCGACAGACGTAGATTTTATTGGCAATGCCCTAGTTGTTCAGAATGGTTTGAGCCATCAATGGCTAACATGGTCGGGTATCGTAATAATACTGATTATGTTAAGGCAAGCGAAAATGCTCGATTGCAATGCCCTCATTGTCAATCTCTCGTAGATCCTGATAAGAAACGAGCATTAAATATCGGTGGAAAGTGGTTAAAAGAGGGGCAAACGATAGATAAAGACGGTGTGATACATGGAGAGGGAAGAAACTCTCGTATTGCATCATTTTGGTTGGAAGGCCCCGCAGCTGCTTATCAAACATGGGCGCAATTAACTTATAAATTACTCACTGCTGAACACGAATTTGAGATGACCGGCAGTGAGGAGACCTTAAAGGCAGTAACAAATACTGACTGGGGATTACCTTATTTACCGCGCTCAGCATTAGAGCAACGCCGAAGTGATGAGCTAATGGAGCGGCGAGAAGAAACCGAAAAAAGAACGGTGCCTTATGGGTGCCGTTTTTTATTGGCTGCGGTTGACGTACAGGGTGGGCGGAACCGTCGCTTTGTAGTCCAAATTGTGGGCTATGGCGAAAACAGCGAGCGATGGCTCATTGATAGATACAACATTAAATCATCAATGCGGAGCAATGCCGATGGAGAAAGTATCCCGATTGACCCGTCCGCCTACCCTGAGGACTGGGATTTGCTCATTAGTGATGTGCTTAATAAGCAATATCGCGTTGTGGGATTGGATGGAGGATTTATGCCAATCCTTGCAATGGCTGTGGATAGCGGCGGTGAGGACGGTGTAACAGATAACGCTTATAAGTTTTGGCGTAGATGCAAACGCGATGGATTATCTAAGCGCGTCTATCTCGTTAAAGGCGATAGCACCAAGCGTCAAAAACTTATTACGCGCACTTACCCTGATAACACCTCTCGATCAGACCGGCACGCTAAAGCTCGTGGTGATGTGCCATTGTATTTACTCCAAACAGATCAGCTCAAAGATCGCATTAGTAACGCATTAATGCGTGAGACTGTCGGCGCTAACTATATCCATTTCCCAGCGTGGCTTGGGGAGTGGTTTTTTGATGAGCTGACTTATGAGGAGCGCGGACAAGACGGTAAATGGCGTAAACCAGGCAAAGGCAATAATGAGGCGTTTGACTTATTTTGCTATGCCCATGCAATCGCTATTTTGCGCGGTTATGAGCGTATTAAGTGGGGTGATGAGGATAATGTTCCACACTGGGCAAAACTCCCACACTTAAACCCAGATGTAATCCGAAAAGAAACAACCGCACCTGAAGAAGAAACTGAAAGTGCGGTAGAAGTTGAACAAGTTAAACCGCAACCGAAAGCCAAGACAAAAAGTAATTGGCTAAATGGTGGCGGAAGTAAAAAAAGCGGTTGGCTTTAACTCCTAGACAACCTTAAATCGATAGGTATCGAGCCTGTAAAAAGGTGGAAATGTTGCGGTAATAACTCAAGCCCTGACTAGAGATAGTTGGGGCTTTTTATTATCTAAATTTGGAGATAGAAAATGCAATTAGCAAATCCCGAAAATTTTAAACAGTTTGTACAAAATAAAGGCTATAAAACTATTACCACATCAGAAACTGTAGCAAAAGTTTTTGGTAAGTATCATTACCATGTTATACGTGATATCCGTGAAATTTTGGAATCTGGTGATGACGAATTTAACCGAACCAATTTTGGTTTGGTTGAATACATAGATAAAAAAGGCGAAAAGCGCCCAATGTTTGAGATGACAAAAGACGGATTTATGTTGTTGGTTATGGGATATAAAACCAAAAAAGCAATGGCAATTAAGATTGCTTACATTAAAGCGTTTAATTTTATGCAAGATCAATTGTTATCTGGCAACATGACATTGCTTGAACAATATTACCAAGCCTTGGGTGAGCATAAAGCCGAAAAACAATTAGCAAGCGTTTGTGGTAAAGCATTGAATGAATGGAAAGGTAAAAAGCCGTTGCTTGAAGCAACACTAAAAATCTTTGAAGACAAATTGCAAATTGAGTTACCACTACTTAACTAACCGCACCGTAAAAAAGTGCGGTTTTTTATTGGGGCAAAAATGGCTATCTACGACAGAGACGAACTCGAAGAAAAAATCCGAACACTTGATGAAAAGATCGAAAACGCCCAAAGCCAAGTTAGCTTTAACGGGCGATCGGTATCTTACCAAGTGTCCGAATGGACAAAACAACGTGACCGCTATCAACAAATGCTTAATGAGTTATTAGCGGAAACAAGACAGCACGTTAAACGCCACAGAATTAAATATGCGAGATTTTAAACGATGGGAATATTAGATAAAACGATTGCCGCAATCTCGCCTAAATGGGGCGCACAGCGAGCGAAAAGTCGTTATGTGATGAATGCGTATGAGGCGGCTATGCCAAGCCGTACACATAAAGCGAAACGCGAAAGCCAAGGTGCGAACATATCAACAAAACAAAGCGCGGTAAGTTTGCGAGAGCAGGCAAGGGCGTTAGACCAAAATCACGACATTGTGATCGGCATCTTGGACAAAATGGAAGAGCGTGTTATCGGCTCAAGAGGTATCCATATTGAGCCGCAACCTCTTAACTTAACTGGTGATGTTGACGAGGAGTTGGCAGAGCAAATCCGCAAAAAATGGGCGGAATGGTCTGTTCGCCCAGAAGTTACCGGACAATTTACTCGTCCAGAACTAGAGCGGATGTTGTTGCGAACATGGCTCCGTGATGGAGAGGTATTTATCCAACTCGTGCGTGGCGTAGTGGTCGGGTTAAATCATAGCACTGGCATTGCATTTAGTCTTGAGGCATTAGAGCCTGATTTTGTGCCAATGTGGCAATCGGATACCGCAAATGTAATCCAAGGTATAGAGATTAACGCCTGGCGACGTCCTGTGTCTTACCGCGTTTACATGGATAACCCACAAGAAAACAACCGCACTTACGGGCGAGTTAAATCAGTGCCGGCAGAAAATATGCTGCACCTTGCGTTTAAAAAACGCTTACACCAGTTACGTGGCGTATCTATGTTGCACGGTGTAATTGTTAGACTCGCCGACTTAAAAGACTACGAGGAGAGCGAGCGTGTAGCCGCACGAATTGCCGCAGCCTTTACGATGTATATCAAAAAAGGTGATGCCGCACTCTACGGAGATAATGATGATTATGGTGCAGACAGTCCGGATCGAGATTTTGAGATTGCTCCAGGTGCAATCATTGATGATTTAAAACCTGGTGAGGACATCGGGTTAATCAACTCAAACCGACCAAACGTTAACCTTGAAACCTTTAGAAACGGACAATTAAGAGCAACGGCGGCAGGTACTCGCTCAAGTTACTCAAGCATTGCCCGTGACTATAACGGCACTTACTCAAGCCAACGCCAAGAGTTGGTGGAGAGTTTTGAGGGCTACTCAGTTTTACAAGATACCTTTGTTGCACATATCTCCCGCCCGATTTATCGCGAATGGCTAAAAATGGCGATTGTCAGCGGTGAAATTGAGGTGCCAGTCGATATCGATCCAGCGTCACTTTATAACGCTGTTTACAGTGGACCTGTGATGCCATGGATTGATCCGACAAAAGAGGCGCAAGCGTGGAAAGAGCGCATCAAAGGTGGATTAGCAACTGAAAGTCAAGCGGTACGGGCAAGCGGAAGCAACCCAGCAGAAGTTAAACGCAGACGAAGAGTTGAGGTTGAGGAAAACCGCAAATTTGGTCTCAAGTTTGACACAGATTTAACTAACACAGGTACGACAAATGAAAAAGCAAAAGATGATTCTGTCGCCGGTGGCGATGGCAACGAGCGCGACAAAGACGAATAACCAGTCTTGGTACTCAATCAAAGCCAAAGCCAACGATACGGCAGAGATCTCGATTTACGATGAGATCGGATTTTGGGGTGTATCTGCTGCGAGCTTTGCGCAGGACTTAAAAGACTGCGGAAACAATCTCAAGCAGATTAACCTACACATCCACTCCCCAGGTGGTGATGTTTTTGACGGAATCGCCATTTACAACTTGTTAAAAAACCATCCTGCAAATGTGACAGTTTACATTGACGGCTTGGCGGCAAGTATGGCAAGCGTTATTGCAATGGCTGGCAATGAGGTAATCATGCCTGAAAACGCAATGATGATGATCCATAAACCTTGGGGAATCCAAGGTGGCGACGCAGAGGATATGCGCAAGTATGCCGACTTATTAGACAAGGTCGAAAATACTCTAATCCCAGCCTATGCAAACAAAACAGGAAAAACACCTGAAGAATTAGCAGAAATGCTATCAGCAGAAACTTGGCTCAACGGTAAAGAATGCGTTGAACAAGGATTTGCTGACAAATTAGCCGAACCACTTGTGGCGATGGCGTCTATTAAATCACGAAAATTAGAGGACTTTGAAAATATGCCAAAAGCAATGAAAGATATGTTGTTTAAGCCACAAGGCAACGCTGGTGCAACCGCACCACAAACAACACCAACTGATCAATCAGCGCCAGTAAATCAAACTCAAACTGTGACAGTAGATAATACTGCACAAGTGCAAGCTGAGTTAAACAAACGCAATGCAGATATTAAAGCGGTATTCGCACCGTTTGGCTCAACTCACGACTCATTGTTGGTTGAGTGCTTAGGTGATTTATCAATTACCGCAGAGCAAGCCAAAGACAAATTATTAGCAAAACTTGGTGCAGGTACCACCCCAAGCGCAACCGCAACTCCTTATGCTGGTAACGGTAACATCGTTGGCGATAGCATTAAACAATCCTTATTAGCTCGTGCAGGCATCGATAAAGACAAAGCAGACGCCAAAGACAACGCCTACAATGCAATGACCTTGCGTGAACTTGCTCGTGCGTCATTGGTCGATCGCGGCATTAGCGTTGCGGGTCAAAATGCAATGGGTATGGTTGGCTTGGCATTTACCCACTCAAGCTCTGACTTTGGTCAAATCTTAATTGATGTGGCGCACAAATCATTATTAAAAGGCTGGGAAACGGCAGCGGAAAACTTTGATCAATTTACCTCAAACGGCACACTAACCGACTTCCGTCCAGCTAAACGTGTTGGATTAGGTGACTTCGGCTACTTACCGCAAGTCGGTGAGGGTGAAGAATACACCTACGGCACAATCGGCGATGAAGGCGCTAGCGTTGCATTAGCGACTTATGGGCAATTATTTAGCATTACCCGTCAAGCAATCCTTAATGACGACATGCACTTGTTGACAAAAATCCCTGAAAAAATGGGACAAGCTGCACGTGCGACAATCGCTAAATTAGTGTTTGCCTTGTTAACAGGTAACGCGATTGCCCAAGATGGCAAAAAATTATTTGATGCCTCTCACAAAAACTCATTTGATAATGCAGCATTGGATGTAACCAATATTGATAAAGCTATCCAACTGATGAATGGTTTTGTCAATGCTCGCGGCGAACCGCTAGCAATTGAGCCTGAGTTTATGTTGTTACCAACATCACTCTACACCCGTGCTAAACAGATTTTAGGCTCTGCAAGCGTTGAGGGTGCGGATATTAACTCTGGTATCATAAACCCAATCCGTGATGTTGTGCCTGCGCTTAAATCTGCTCGATTACAAGCGGCTGACCCGAAATCTTGGTACTTAATCAACAAAGAGGCTATTGAGGTATCTTACCTTGACGGCATTGATACTCCATACATGGAGCAGCAAAATGGTTTTACTGTTGATGGTGTGTCAACCAAAGTACGTATTGATGCAGGCGTGAACGTGATCGACTATCGCGGTATCGTTAAAGTTACAAACAAGTAGCTTAGAATCCATTAAATAGTGACCGCACTTTTAAATAAGGTGCGGTTTTTTATTAAATAAATCATAGGATTAATTGAATATGGCTAAAAATTATGTACAAGATGGCAATACAGTACGCTTTACCGCAACCGCTGCGATGAAGAGTGGTGATGTGGCAATGATCGAAAATCTTGCAGTTGTTGCAGAAAGCGATGTTGCTCAATCTGGCGTTGGTGTTGGTTTAACTACAGGTGTTTTCACTGTAAAAGCAAAAGCATCTGACGATATTAAGCAAGGTGCGATTGTTTACTGGTCAGCAGATGGTGCAACAGTTACCGCTGGTAGTAATAAACGCTTAGGCGTTGCGTGGCGCGCAAGCGGTGCATCTGTGGAAACCGTAGATGTCAAGATCAACGCTTAGTCCATTTGATGTAGCAATCGCACAGGCGGACAAAGTCATATCAGATGTGATGATGTCCGTCTATGTCATCAATGGCAAAAAATACAAAGCGGTGCTTGATGAGACA